CAGATATATGTATGAGTTTACTTGACCAACTTCGAGATAGAATCGCGGCCGCAGTTGCACCGCGTAAAAACGATAGGCCATATATCCGCAGTGGTGGTAGCCGTAATATAGGTGCGACTCAAACTGGTGGAGAACTCGCGGCCTCGCTTCGAGGCACGGTCTTTGCTTGTTTACAGCATAGAGCGAACGCTTTGACTGGTGTGAAGTTTGATACCTATGCCGAGAAGAATTGGAAGCGCGAAGAGCTAGGCCGAGGTCACTGGGCAAATGAGCTCTTAAATAATCCTAATCCGTACTTCACCCGCTCGCAGGTGTTCAGCTATATTGAGAACTGGCTCTCTATCAATGGCAATGCCTTCATCTGGACTCCGACAAATGGCTATCGAGTGCCTCTTCAAATGTGGGTGCTTAATCCGACCCGCATGCGAGTTATCAAAGGCGATAACAACTTCATCGAAGGGTATGTCTATCAGTCCGCTCAAGAGGGGAATATCGCGATACCAGAGAAAGAGGTTATTCACCTTGCGAAGATCCATCCGGGCGCGCGTCCTGAAGAGATAATCGGTATGAATATCTTCGGTGTCGGCCTCGTATCAGCCGCGCTTGAATATGCTTTTATTGACCGCGAAGTTAGTGCGTATCTTGCAAGGCTATTCGAGAATAATACCGTGCCTCCTTTGGTAGCTACTTTCCCTGAAAGGTTCGATGCTGATGAATGGCATAAACTTAAGGCCGCATGGAATGAAGAACTCCCAGACTACAAGCTCCGCGCTTTGCTTGGTGGTGGTATGCAATTGCAATTACCGCCAAAAGGAGAGCTATCCATTAGCTATGAAGCGGTGAGCAAAGATACACGCGCTCAAATCGCTCAAGTCTTTGGCGTGCCTCCCGGTATGCTAGACGGCTCTTTCCAAAATCGTGCGACTGCAGATGTACAATGGGCAATTTTTAGACAAAACACAATCGACCCCGAAGCGCTCTACATCGCTGAAGAGTTTACAAGACACTTCAGACGCTGGGAAGAGGATATCTTAATCGAAGCGCAGCCGTACGAATATGCTGACCCCGACGCTGATATGCGTAAAGAAGAGTTCGAGCTTAAATGGGGACTCAAGACAATTAACGAAGCGCGAGCCGATCGTGGATACGATCCGATAAAAGATGGCAACATTCCACTTATTGCAGGTGGATACGCTCCGCTCCAATCGGTCGCAAACCCCGCCCCCGCGCCCGTGGTGGCTCGAAAACTCGAAAGAGGGTACAATGTAGTGAACCGCGCGAAATTGCCTCTCATAACAGCCGAGAGCAAAGACTTGTTTTGGAGAAACTACGACGGGCTTACAACAATCGCGAGTAATAATATCACTCCGATAGTAGAGCAAATGATTGAGACTATTCAGGATCAAGTATTTGAGCAAATCGAAAGCGGTGCAATTAGCATGAGCGATGTTACGGTATCACTTGATGAGCTTGTGGACTTTGAAGAGGCAATCTTTGAGGCGTGCGAAACAGTCAAGCAAGAGCTACTTACTCAGTTTTCACTCGGAACCGAAGACTTAAGCGGCGCGGTTGGGCAAGAGATACAAGCCTTGACTACTGAAAGTGCGAATAAGATACGCGAGTCTATCGGAGTGATTAAAGAGGATGTACAAAAGACGCTTATAGCAAACTCAAGCAAGACCAAAGACGAGCTATTTGATATGCTTAAAACTCAATTCACTTCTCTTAAGACATCAAGAGCTCGAATGATAGCAAATACGACCGCCGCGAATGTTACAAGCGGAATGCAGCATACGGTCTATAAAGACCTTGGCTTCAAAATGATGTGGCTTACTCAACGCGATAGCAAAGTAAGACCTTCACATGCAAGACTTGACGGCTCATTCCAAGACGGTAAAGGCAAATTTACGGTAGAGAATCAAGAAGAGGATACCGAAGGCAATATCACTACGACAATTGAGACTACAGACCGCCCTCTAGGTCGTGGATTAAGCGCCTCAAATGCTATCAATTGCAGATGCCAATTATTCCCAGTTGAAGAGTAAATAAAAATACAGGATTTAATATGAATTTAATAACTAGAGAACTCGTACTCGAGACCAGAAATGGTTACGAGTATGAAGGGAACGGAGAGAAAGAATATGAAGAGAAAGAGAATGACCTCTTCACCTTCGTAGTCTCAACTCCCGAAGTTGATCGGTATGGTACTATCATAGTTCCTGCAGGTATAGATTATACGGCATATCTAAACAACCCGATTGTACTTGCCCAGCATGACTCGGATCAGTGGCCTATCGGTCGCTGCTTAGGTTTTGCAATGAACGGCGAAAACTTGGAAGCTACTATTCAAGTTGAGTGCGTAACTGAAGAGGGCAAGAAACTTACAAAACTTATTAATGCAGGTTTTGTCAAAGCCGTATCAGTTGGTATCATTCCGACCGAATATGAAGAGCAAACTATCGACGGAAATAAAGTAACAGTATATACCAAGTCAGAGCTTGTAGAATTTAGCGTCGTAAGCGTTCCGGCGAACCGTCAAGCACTGCTTAAGAAATCACTGAAGAATCTTATCAAAGACTCACTTAATAAATACAAAAAGGAAACTCGAATGTTAACCCCAGAGATCGAAGCAAAGATCGCTGATGAGCTTCTTCCGGCTATCAAAGAAGCATTCATCGCCGAAGTGATTAATCTCGGTTTTTCACCTGAAGAAGCCGAAGCATCCGTTAATGCTTTCATCACCGCAGGCGTGCCTCCTATGCTTGCAGTTTTGAAAGGCGAAGCACCAGCCGTTGAGCCTGAAGTAGCACCAGCTCCCGAAGCAGCCGAGCCTCCAGTTGAGGTAGTAGCTGAAGAGGAAGTAACTGCATCTTTTGTAAGCCCTGAAGTAAGAGTAGGAAAGAAAATTGCAGCTTCCACACAAGCGCAAATCAATGAAGGTATGGATATGATTCAAACCGGTTACAAGAAGATCAAGCAAGCTATCGGAGTTGAAGCAGGCCGTTCTATCACTTTGAACATGCCTAAGAAATTTAATACAGAAGACTTAATCAATTTAATCTAAGGATATTACCTAATGGAAAACATTATCGTAACAAAAGACCAACTCAAAGAAGTTGTAGACCGCAAAGTCGCAGATCAGCTTCGCACTTTGCACCCAGTAAACAATCCATCACCTGCTAGAGGTTTGGTATCTATCAAAGCAGATCACGATTCACGCCGTGACCAAGCTCGCGTAGTTGCTGATTACATTCTTGCTAAGCACCAAGGCCGCGACGGTCAAGCAGATGAGATTGCACGCGCTGCAAATAACAAGTATATCACACGCGCAAACTTCAATACAGGTACAACCGCTCAAGGTGGTGCAGCCGTTCCTCAATTCTGGGTTGAAGAGATCATGTCTTTTGCTGATCAGTTCGGTTATGCAAGAGCACTTGCTAAGATCTACCCAATGAGAGGCAAGACAGAAAACCTCGTTTCTTCAGGTGCTTTCACTGGTGCCGTAGTTGCTGAAGGTTCTGGATTGACTTTGACTGACTCTACAAACTTCTTCACAGCAACTGCAATGACAGCTCGCAAGATCGTAGCCGGTGCTATCGTATCTGAAGAGCAGCTTCAAGATGCAACTCCTGCATTCTTAGATTATGTCGTAAACGGTCTCGGCCGCGCTCTTGCTGAAACTGAAGACAAGCAGTTTTTCAATGGTGATGGGAACGCTCCAAACTTTACCGGTATCACTGGTATCTCTGGTACTACAACAGTTCGCCAAGGTGGTGCTAATAACTCAGGTAAGGATACATTCGCTGAAATCTCATGGACTGACCTTTGGAACTTGCGCCTCGGTGTAAATTCTGGAGTTGGTGCAAATGGCGTTTTCGTAGTTCCTCAAAGCGTCTTCGGATACTTGATGAAAGAAACAGGCGGAAGCCGTCCTATCTTCGACATGGTAAGACCTATCGAGATCACATCAATCGGACTTACAGCGCTTGCAGGTAATAGCTACTTTACACCTACAGGCCGTCCGATGCATGTTGTACCTGATTCACTCTTCCCAACTTCAGCCGCAAATACAGCGTCTGCATTCTATTGCGACTTCAATCAATTCACAGTGATGGGAGTTCGCGAAGATGTAACAGTTAACGAATACAAAGAGTACTTTGGTGCTACTGGTTTGGGTGGTACTCATCAAAAAGGTATCGAAGTTGTTGAGCGCGTAGCTTTTGCATTCCCAGCTCCAAGCGCGATCGGTGTTCTCAAAACTTCAACTACCTAATTAAGGTGAACTAATGCTCGTAGATGTAATTCTAATCGAGCCGTATAAAGGCGTATCTGCGGGGTATGAGACATCTCTCCCCGCAGCTATTGCCGAGGCTCTTATCAAAGACGGCAAGGCGAAGCCGCTAACTGCAGTAAAGCCCGAGCCGGTAAAAGTAGAAACCAAGAAAACAGGTAAATAACATGCCATATACAAGCGCAAATCCGAGGGCGTTCGCGGCTCTCATGACCTTTCTTAATTTGGAAGTAAACGGCGACCCGACTACCGAAGATACGGCGCTTTACACTTGGTTTGATGAACTGATAAAAATCTCATACGACGAGGCTGAAGGCTATTGCGGTCAGCCTCTTCGTACTGGGAGTGTAAACTATCAGTTTTACGCTTCAAAGGCTCAAAGAGGACTCGAAGCTAATCACTCATGGAAGTTTATACCCTATAATGCAGGTACGACTCTTACGACGCTCCAATGGCGTGAAAATGAGTTTGCAACTTATGCCGCGTATGATGCAGGTAACTTCGCATGGAATGCAGAACCCTATGCGAATTATATCATATTTAGGGATAGAACAAACGGACAATTTAAGGCGACTCTTAGCACGGGATATACCGACGCTAATATGCCATATACAATCTTGCAAGGCATCGCCGAAATGAGCGCTCTATGCTATAAGCAATCGCCTCAAGGCGGTAATTGGTTTGGGCTTAACTCGGTATCGACTGGAGGAGCGGGTCAGAATGTGTCCAATAGCCTCAAGACCGATATTGATTGGCATAAATACTTTGCTCAATTCGTAATACCAACGGTGTAAGATGCTTGATGTAGCTCAACTGCAAGGAATACTAAGACCGATTATAAACGATCAGCTCTTGCGCTTCCCTTTCGTTATGCAAGCCTTCATAGGTACGCAAATGGAACGCAGTGGACTTAAGGAAAGGATAGCACCTTCGACAAGCACAAAGCTCGCAATCAATACCGGTAAGTTATTCCGATCTTTTGCGCGTGGTAGTGAGGGAAATGTTTACAAAGTGCAAGAAAGTAGTGGTATATTTGAGCTAGAATACGGCTCTGATTTGCCATACGCTCGCATTCAAGAAACAGGCGGCTTCATTCGTACTAAGGGCAAGATGGAAGGCTACTTTTGGAATCGCTATCGTGAGACGGGAGTAGCGTACTTTCGGAATATAGCTCTAAAAGTGAGACGGGTCGGCGGGGTGCAAATACCAGCGCGTCCTTACTTCGCGCCCGCCGTGCAAAGATTTAGACAAGACAACAAATATGCAGACGGAGTGAGATCTGCGATTATTCAAGGAATACAAACATGGCAAGAGAATCAGCGGCGCTCCAATCAGTAGCCGATCAACTTCGCACAATGAGCGGAGTCCGAGTATATGACCAAGTTATGATAGACAAATGGAATACTTATCAGTTCCCTTTTGTTGGTATTCTTGGCGGGTCGGATTCTCGCGAGGTGATAGGCCTTGAAGATGACTCGGCGTTTGCAAATAAAGGGCAAATAGATATGTACTTGCTTGTCGGAGTGCAAGTAAAAAAGAACTCGACCGCAGGAAAGGCCGTGCTTCGCGAAAACCTTGCAGATTACGCCGAAGCGATCGAGAATAAATTGACAAATTACCAACCGCCAGAGTATGAGAGTGACTTTGAGCTGACTTACTTTGCCCCAGTTCACTTCATTGATGCACAAGCAGTGACATACAATGATGATGAAACCAAAGGCATATACTTCATGACTTTTAGAGTAGTTTATTATAGGAGTGAAAAGTGATAGTAAGCGCATGTGTAATCTTTCCTGAAGGGGAAGATTTGAGAGATTGGAGAAATAGTTTGCCGGAAGACAATATCGAAGTAGTTGCACTTCAAATAACCGTAAATTCCCGACTCAAACAGCCGATATTTACCGAAGTAGGTCGCATTGAAGGTCATACAGTTTTGTCATGGGAAGTGCCTAACATAGAAGACTATTTTGACTTCTCATATTGCCGTAACAAACTTGATGAATATGCGACTGGTGAATGGATACTGCACATGGATAGCGATGAAAGGCTTTGCAGTCCTCACGATGATTTTTGGAACTATATCGAAGAGCTTAACGATAGCGATGCCGACGCGGCTATGCTCACCATTGCAGGGACTAATCCTGATATTGATGAGCGAATTAAGTATGCAAGAAATCGATATGCAGGGTCTAGCATGAGAATTAAGCGCCGTGCATCTGGTATCAAGTGGAAATCAATATGCCATGAAGTGCTAGACATCGAAAATAGAGATTCGGTAATCGGTGATACGGATATAGTCTTATTCCACTACGGATATAGCAAAACAAAAGAAGAGATATACAAAAAAACAGAACGGAACGCAAAGCTGATGATCCGCGAATACACTCGCGAAAAGTCAGACCGAAATTGGCAATACTTAATTAACACATTCTCATATCTTAAAACAAAACAAAACGAGGTAACATCATGGTAGTAGGTGGAAGTAATCTCAGCGTGTTCTTCACAGCGAATGAACTCGTAACGACCCCAGCCGCTCAAGTAGGAGCTACTCCAATTTACTCAATGAATCGCAAGATTAAGACATCATTGACTCGTACTACTTTTACAGTAGATCAAAACGAAGACAATCCGGTACTTACTGCATTCTTGGAAGAGTACGCACCAACAACAACAGTAACACCTGATACTGGTGAATACGAAGACGGTACAAAGTTTAACTCATCACAAGCGACAAGCGATACACTTTTGCAAATCGTGTACGGTGGAGTAGATACTGGATCCGGTAAGCGTAAAGTAGTCTTGATGCTTTGCAAACTTGCACAAGATGCAGGCGCTTTTGATCAAGAATCAGGTAAGTACACTAAGCCAAAAGTTGCTGGTGATGTGGTAAATCCTGAATACGATATTCAAGTAAGTTCAGCATTGTTCTGTACTAATCTTGTAACAGGCGCGACAAATGTAACAGTTCCTGCGAAGATTGGATACAAAGAAGTTTGGTTCACAAAAGTCTAAACATCACAAGGGGCGGCTTCACCGCCGCCCCATTTATTAACTAGGAGATAGCATGAAATTATATCTAAACGACACCGCGCATGAAGTGCCTTTACATACGAAACTCACACCCGCACTCTATGACAAAGTTACGCCTCTTTTGAGTGAACTAGCTCAAACCAAAGGCGCTCAAACCGCAGCCGAGCAGGAGATTATGGATAAGGTATTTTTGAATGAAAGCCTTGCAAGTAAAATTGATTTGACAAAAGGGCAGGACGCCTTCAAAGACATTATGCAAGAGTTCGCATTCCAAGAAATTGTAAAGACTGCATATCTGAAAGTTCGCTCTAATCTCTTTGAGGTTATCAATGTCGATGCGACTACGATCCCGAAGATATTTGAATTCGTAAAGACTTGTATTGACCACCCCAAAGTGCAAAACGGTGAACTTTTAGCAGGTATTCAAAGCGAAGTAGATTCTGAATTTTGGCAAGGCCAAGACTTAGACGGCATCTTGGACTCTCTCAAGTTTTTTCGTGAAACAGTATGCCGAAGAGTCCGCATTATGTGAGTATTACTTGTCGGAGCTTGTGATATTCAATGACCCCGACGATGACGAGTATGAAGAGACTGATGGAGATGGGAGCGCTTATTATCTTGGCGAGCTGAGCGGGCAATACTGGATCTTCAAAGGCGCGGCGAACGGTGACCCCGCAGCGTATTTGCGCCTTTATTATGATACTCCGAGAGTAGATGTAATCAAGACCTATGCCTATCTAATTACTTACCACAAAGAACGCCGTAAAATGGAGCGCAGAATACATGGCCGATGATATCAAAATTAAGTTAGGGCTTGATGCCGCCGAGTTATTCGCAGGGCTTAATAAAGTCACGAGCGAACTTAACCAATTACAAGGCGAATCAAAGCAATCCGAGCAAGCGCTCGATAAGGTAGGTGATACCAACTTCGCAGGCGCGGCGGCTGATGCCGACAAGCTCGCGGCTTCACTTGATGGGGTAGGCGAAGCCGCTGAGGGTGCGGGTGGTATCCTCGGCGGATTGCAAGCGGGCCTAACCGATGCGTTCTCAGGTGGTTTAATAGGTAGTCTTATCGGTGGTGGTATCGCGGGAGGCGTTCAGGCTGGTGTAGGAGCTATCATAGATGGCTTTGGCGCGGTCGTAGATGCTGGAAGGGGTTTGATATCGGCTCAAGGTGATTTGCAAGCTCAGACGGGCGCGACGGGCGCGGAATTTGAAGCTCTTAAGAAAGAAGCAGATGATGCGTTTCTTGGAGGGGTCGGTGAATCCGTAGCCGAAGCGACTAAGATCATAAGCAATGCTAAGGTAGTGCTCAAAGACGCGCTCCCTACCGAGCAAATCGGAGAATTTACCGCACGCGCTCAAGCGCTTGGTAGTTTGTACGACAAAGATGTTAATGAAGTCATTGCAAAGTCAACTCCATTTATTAAGCAATTCGGACTTGATGGAGATCAAGCGTTCAACCTTATCGCACTTGCTGCAAAAGAGGGCAAGACTTCGCAAGACGATGTACTTGATACGCTCGCAGAATACTCTCAATTACTTGACGAGGCGGGCTTCAGCGCCGAAGAGTTTACGGGTGCTTTAGTGGTCGCAGGCCAAGAGGGCTTATTCAATACCGATAAGATTGCAGACTCGATTAAAGAAGCTCAAATCAGGCTTAAAGCTGGTGATACGGCAAAGGCTTTTACGGATATTAAAGATCAGTTACCCGCCGCGCTTGGTAGCACTCTTGGCAATCTTGAAAAACTCGCATCGAGCGGGCAAATTACGATTAAAGAGTTCTTAGCCAAGTCAGGCGAGTCAATTAAGACCGCGTTTGATTCAGGTCAAATCTCCGAGGCTATGGCTTCTCAATTACAAGTAGCCGTCGCAGGAACGCCCGCCGAAGATATTGGAGTACAAGCGTATAATAAATTATTCGGCGCTCCAATACCAACCGATGAAATTACAAAGAAAGCAACCGAAGCAGGGCAAGCCGCTCAAAATGCCGTAGGTCAGTATCTTACATTCGATGCGGTTGGTCGTAATTTGTCGCTTGCATTTGAGAAGTCAAGCGCTGCAGTGGTTGGAGCTATCAATTCGGTAGCTGGCATAGTGCTTAATATCTTTAATGAAACGCTCGGACCCGTATTTGATCAGTTTGGTGATACTTTTGCTAATGTATTCAAGAATATCTATTCAGTAATACAGCCTATACTCGCTGCAATTGGAGGGATAATAATTGGTACTATCGTGCCTGCTTTTAATATAGCTATAAGCACGGTAACAATTGTTGGTGATATATTTAATTCCGTTTTTGATGCTATTGTGAATGCTTTTGCTCCACTTACCGATGCAATAAGTGGCTTATTCGGCTCTGGTGGTGGAATGGAGCAAGGCATTGATGTATTACAAATCTTCAAAGATGCGCTCGGAACGGTTACGACAATTATCACTGAAGTAGGGAAAATAGTAGCCGACTTCGGCGGATTGCTTGTTGAATTTCTTATCACACCGATTCAGACCGGTATCGAAGTAATTGCCGACATAGTTCGCTCGATTGGCGGCTGGATGTCCACGAATGATGAGAATACCAAGTCTATCAAAGGCACTGGTGAAGAGACTCAAAAAGCTAAGGGTTTTGTCGATACGCTTCGCACTGCATTTGATAATATACGAGGCACTATCGGAGGCGTAAAAGAGGCGTTTATACAAGTCAAGACTACGATAGGACAATTTTGGGATGCTATCACTCAATTCGATCTTAAGAAAGCGCTTGAAGCTTTTACGGGATTTGGGGATAAGCTCTCAACGGCTTATGATAAAGGATTCAACTCGACAAAAGATGCAATAAATCAAACTCGCGAAGCCGAGAAGAAAGCTGAGACCGAAAGGCAAGCAGCTGAAGAACAAGCGGCTACTAAAACGGCAACCACAACAGCCAAAAAAGTAGCAACCGCAAAAGCGGGTGAAAAGGCTGAAGCGTTCGCAAAACTCGATGAGCTTAAAAGGTTTTACGCAGGCAAAGCCGCAGAGATTGAGAATGATAATATTCGCACTTTGCGAGAGTCAGGACTTCAAGGTGAAGAGCTTAAGAAATTACAAACTAAGCTCGATATTGAAGCACAAGATAAACTTAAAGAGTATCTTAATGATAAGATAGGAAGAGTAAAAGACGCAAGTGTATTGCTTAACAAAGAACAACTTAATGCAGTGCTTAAGCCTGCAACTCCTAAGCAAATGCTTGACCTTGAGACATTCTATCTCAAAGAGATGGATAAGCTATCGAAGATTACGGTAATTGAGCCGAAGGTGAAACTACCCGACTTCAAAGACGAGCTTAAAGGATTTGAAACTGCAGTAAAGGATATAGAGAAAAATACAGATGCGCTTATTCCAAAAGCGTTCGCAACTTCGCAAGAAGCACTCGATGCGAATACAAGCCAAGTGACTAAGTATCTCGACTTTATTAAGTCTCAGAACGCGGAAATAGAACAAGCTAAGACCGAAGCGCTTGCAAGTGGCAATATCGAAGCAGCTGAAAGCTTCGACGCGCAAATACAACGGAATGTATTGAGTATCAATACGCTCACTTCAAGGCTTGCGAAATATCAAACCGATAGCTCAAAGGCAATCGCAAAAGCTGAAGAAGAAAGCACGCTCGCTTTTCAACTTACGACCGCGCTTCAGACTAACATTCTCGACGTCTTCAACTCCGAGCGCATCGCAAAAGAGCGCGAAGCGAATGAAGCTATAAGAGCCGAAAAACTTGGAGCGCTTGACCAAGAAGAAACCGACCTCAGTACTTCACTTGCGAAGCGCGAGGTAAGCTTTGAAGAGTATGCTGCCAAGATGGCTGATATTGACAAAGCAAGGCAAGACGCGATGGAAGCGACCGAGATTGATTTTGGTAAAAAAATAAAAGGCGCTTTAG